CAGGCCGCGGATGTGCGCCAGCTGGTCGCCGGGCAGCGCCTCCATCGGGCGCTCGCCGGGGAATGGTTGCGCGACCGCCAGGCCGCCGTTGCCGTCAGTTTCCGCCATTGTCTATGGCCTCCATCAGTCGATGTTCCAGCGCCTCCAGGGTCTGCACCTGGAGCCATAATCCGTCGCGCGCCGCGGCGGCGGCGCAATCGGTCCACTCAACCATCAGGTCCTGGCGCACCACCACCGCCGCCTGGTGGACCACCTCGGCCAGCTCGGCGCGCAGGGCTGGGCTAACCCGCGCCATTGCCGCCCGCTGCGCCGGCCTCGGCGGCGTCCTGCGCGCGCTCGAGGTCGAGGGTGGCGGCGCCCACAATTTTCGCCTCCTCAATCTCCCCGCGCATCCACTCCTGCAGGCGCTTAACCATGCCCTCCTGGGTGGCCTTCCAATGGTCAAACTGCAGCTGTTGCTGCTGCAGGTTGCTTTCGTGGTCGCGCTGCTGCTGGGCGGCCATCTGCTGCATTTGCACCATCATGGCCTGGCTGCGGTTGGCCCCATCGTCGGCGGCCTTGGCGGCCTGCTCGGCCTCGGGGCTTTCGGGGTTGATCCAGTATTGCGTCGGGTCGGCCAGGTCGGCGGCGCGCGTCCAGTCGAGCAGCGCATTCCACACCTTGCCGCGGTCGGTGATGATGCCCTCGAGGCCGGCGCCGATGGCCTCCTTTTGCTGGGTTATCACCATCTGCAGCGCCGCCAGGCGGCCCTGGCGCTCGGCCATCGACATGCCGACCTTAACGGTGACCTGGGCGCGCTCTGGCCAGCGGCCAGGGTCCTGTTGTATCCAGCGCCCGCCTGTGCGCAGCTGCAGCTGCTCGCCGGCCAGCTGCTCGCGCATCACCGCATGGGTGAGCAGATACCAGCCGCGCATCAGGGTGTTGGCAATTAGGCGGGTCATGTTGGCGGCCAGCTGCTCGCGCACGCCATACTGGCGCTCGAGGCTGGCGCCGCTTATTTCCGCCGCGCCCTGTATCTCGGCGCTTTGCAGGTCCAGCGCGGCGCCGCCGCGCTCGCTGCGCATTTTGTCGTGATAGTCGAGCGCCGCGGCGGCGCTGGGCCCGACATCGTTGAACGGGAACGCCTCCAGGTCGCCCATGTCGCGCATGCGCACCCACCCGCTCGGCTTGCTGTCGGCCAGGTCCTCCATGGTCACGCGACCGTCGCGCACCTTGACGCGCGCATTGTTGCCGGCGCTCAGGTTGTCCATCCACTGGCGCAGGGCGTTGGTTTTGCCGTCCTGCACCTCCATCAGGCGATCATACAGGCTGATGCCGTTGAACCGATGGGCGCGCAGGATGGCGGTGCCGCTCACATACGGGCGGCGGGTGGCGGGCTCATTCAGCAGGATGGTGCTGGGGTCGGCCAGCATGATGCGGTGCAGCTCGGCGGCGCCGTCGCCGTCCTGGTCGATCATGATGTAACAGTCATAGACCAGCACGTTGCGCATGCTGTGCTCCTGGGCCTCCTCGCTGTCGGTGCTGTGCGCCGTGCGCGCCACATCGTCGGTTTTGTCGCGCCCGGTGTAGGTGGCCAGCTCCAGGATGGTGCTGTCGGGCACGTCCAGGTCCATGTCCAGCAGGCTGGTCTGAGTCTCGATGCGCCGCTCGGCGCAGAATCGCACGCCACCCATGGCGGTGAGGTCCAGCGACTCCCACTCCTTCTCGACCAGGAAATTCTCAGGGGCCACCGCCATCGTGCGCAGCCGCTTGGCCACGGTGGTGCGGGTGAGGGTCACGTCCAGGTTGTCGCCCTCGCCCTCGAGGCTGGTCACCTCGATGGTCTGGGCCGGCGCCTCGGGTTCCATCAGCACCGCCACCGCCTCCTCGGGGATGTCGCGGTAGCGTTCCACCTCGGCGGTGGTCTGGTCCTCCACCCACACCTTGAGGTGGCCATTGCGCTGCAGCAGGATGTCCTGGAGCGCGGTGTGCAGCTCGAGGTATCCGGTGTTGTGATCGAACAGCTGGGCGCCGACCGCGGCAGACTCATGCGCCGCCTGCTCCTCATCATCCTCGCTGGTCGGGTCAAAGGTCACCACACAGTCGGTGCTGAACGCCGGCAGCATCTGCGCCAGCACCGCATGCACCATGTCGGCCACGTCCAGGCTCTGCACCTGGCTGCGGCCCTTTTTCTCATCGCCGCGCGGCCGGCCATAGAAGGCATTAAGCGCGCTGGTGCGATTGGCGGCCAGCTCGTCGGTGTCGTAGCCCTCGCTGCGGCTTATCTCCTCGCGCAGCAGGCCCGCCAGCTCCTCATCGGTGTAGGGGCCGCCGCGCTTGCCGGCGGCGCCGCCGCTGTTGTCCTGTGTCGCGCTCATATCGCCACTCGCTCCAGCTCTGCATTGATGGCGCCCAGGTCGAGGCGGGTCTGCCCCAGGCGGCCGGTGTTGTTGTCGCTCACCGCCAGCATGCGCACCGCATCGGCCCAATGGCTCGACCAGTCGGCCAGCGGTGCCATGCGCAGGGTGTCGCGCTTGTCGTCGCGCTCGCTGCGGTAGTGGCGCAGCGCCTCCAGCAGCACCTCGCAGGCGGTCTCATCGAACCAGCACCGGGACAGCATCGACTTGGTGGCCTCGATGCCATCCTCGACGCTCAGCGCCGGCACCACCTCCACCGCCATGCCCAGCAGCTCCTCGAGCACTTCTTGCCGGCTCACCCCGGTGCCCAGCTCGCGCACCGCCACGTCATGCGGCAGGTAGTGGCGGCTGTAGGCGGCATAGCCGTGGCTGTCCATGTTGCGCACCACCGCCGGCAGCCCGGTGGACTCGTAAGCCTCGGCGCGGATGCAGCGCAGCTCGGCGCCGACCGCCTGCCAATAGCAGACCACGGTGGGGTTATTGATGCCCAGGTCCCAGCTGGTGAACACCGCCAGGCGCTCATCGTAGGGCACCGCGGTGATCCGGCCGGCGGCCTGGGCGGCCTCCATCTGGTGGGCGTAGTAAGCGCCGCGGATGGCGGCGGTGAAATCACACTCCATCTCCTGGCGCCACTCCTCGGGGCTCATCTCGCGGCGCATGGCGCGCAGCTCGGCGGCCGGCAGCACCTGGGTGTCGCGCCAGGTGTAGCAATGCCGGGACCAGTCGGGCAGGCCCTCGGCGCGCTTCCACAGGCGGTGAAAGGTGTTCATCCTCCCCATCGGGGTGCCGATGCAGATGGCGCGGCCGGCGCGGTCGGCCAGGCAGGGGCGGATAATCTCACCCCAGACGCGCGGCTCCATCTGCGCCAGCTCATCCAGCACCACGCTGTCCAGGTACATGCCGCGCAGGCTGTCGCAGTTCTCAGCGCCCAGCAGGCGGATGGTGCCGGCGTTCGGGAACGTCGCCAGCAGCTCGCTGTTGTTGTAGCTCATGCCGGGAATGTCGGCGGTGATGTCCTTCACGTAACCCCAGGCGACACGCTTGGCCTGGTTCTGCTGCGGGCACAGATAGGCGCCCTGGGGGCGGTGGAGGTCGCAGCTCACGATGTCGGCCACCAGCTCAGCGATGGCCCACACCGTCTTGCCGCCGCGGCGGTGCATCAGGGCGATGGCCATGCGCTGGCGCTCGGCGCTCATGGCGCCCTGATACCAGCGCGGCCGATGCTGGATGGTGACCTGGGCGGCGGCGGTGCTAGTGGCTGGTTGGCTCAATCACCTCGCCCTCGTAGGTATCGCCTGGCGGTGGCGGTTCGGCAGGCAGGAAAGACAGCTGCACCGCCGATGCTATCGGCAATCCTAGTGGGAGAGGCTTGGCGTGCATCATCAGCACCGCCAGCTTGAGGGCCTGCAGGCGCACGCCCTTGTCAGAGTCCTGGCACAGCTCAGCGATGGCATCGTAGACGTTGAGCTGGCGGCGGCGCGCGGCGCGCTTGAAGGCTGCATGGAAGGATGCAAGGTCCTTATTCCTCGAGCCCGGGGGCCTGCCGCCTGCGCCTGCCATTGAGTATTTCCACGGTTTCCTGGCCCGACTGTGCATAAAATGCACACCTATGTGGCCTGCTTTGTACACTCACCGCCGCCTGGCGTCAAACGCGCACCTGGCACGCTTTTTGCCTTCTTTTCCTGCAGACCGCTGTTGTTGTTTTTTTACCACTGGCACGGAAATAGCCTATTGACATGCCACTTATGCACAGGCACACATTAAGGAATCAGTCCCCGTTGAGCCGTTAGAAGGCAGCACAGCTCGGCCCGCCGCTGCCCTTAGAGGGGGCAGCGGGCCCGCAATCATCGAGGGGACTCCTTCTAAATAGTTAGAAAATCAACGACTTATCCCCAGACTTGCCCACCGCTGCGCGCGGCCTTGACAGCTGCTATAATACCGTCTAACTGGCCAGCAGGTCAGCGGGAGGGCCGCCTGGTCGCCTGGCGGTGCCGGGTGCCCTCCCCGTGCTTCCACCGCCAGGGAGACCATAGATAATGACTCACGAAACATGCCATGAGCCGGGCTGTGAGCGCGCGTGCGCGCCGTTCGGTGCCGGGCGCTACCAGCGCCACATATTCTGCCCCGGGCACTATGCCGACTGGTATGGGCGCACCATAGCCGCGGAAAATGCCGACCGTGCGGCGGTGCTGCCCACGGTGCCGGCGCAGCCGCAT